CCCGACCATCAGCCCAGACCAAGCAAGGGCAATCGTGGCGGGAGTCAACATTGGGACAACTATCCCCACGACCAAAGAAGAGAAACAGCAGATCGCAAAAGACCAAGGCGGGGATACTTCGGGAGGCTCGACACCACCAGCCCCAGAACCTACAACGCCCCCGACCGCCCCCGCTGGCACTTCTCAAAAAAAAAGTAAAGAGCTAGAGGATTGCGGAACTGGTGCTGGGGGGTTTAAGGAGGGAAATACTTGTGCGGGTGGAGGAGGTGCTGGTGTTGCTGTAATTGCCTACCACGGCACAAGCAAAGAGGCGGCAGAGAAAATAGACAAGTATGGATACGACTTGAGCAAATCTACTGACGGCGGGATGTGGCTAACTCCCAATAAATCAATTATTGAATCCAAGGGAATTGGTGCTGGACAACACGGAGGTATTGTCGAGAGGGTTATTGATGAAAGTAAATTAAAATTAGCTGGATGGGAGCAATACGATAAATACAGCACGGATGAGCTTATTAGGGATGGATACGATGGTGTTAAACTTCCAAGCAAAGAGGAGGGCGATTCCTACAAAATCTTCTTTCCAGAAAAATTAACGAAAGTAATAAACAAAAGTAAAAAGTTAGAGGCTGTTCTTCAATCCCTCGACCCCGCATCTATTAAGATGCTGATTGAGGGAATGATGGGTGGCATTGAGTTAGCAAAATATGATGGGATTGATTTTACCCCACCACAAGGGGCTAGGGATGCCGCTAAAAGAGCCTTGGATGTGCGGGAGACGAAACCACCCAGCCAAAGGGGAATGACCCCAGTGGGCATCGCCAGAGCTAGGGACTTGCAAAATGGAGTGAAGCTATCGCCCGATACAGTAAGGCGAATGTTGAACTTCCTAACTCGCCACGAAGTCGACAAGAAGGGCGCAACTTGGGGCGAGCAAGGAAAGGGCTGGCAAGCGTGGAATGGATGGGGTGGCGATGCTGGGTATGCTTGGGCAAGGAAAGTAGTTGGACAGATGGAGGCTAGGGACAACAAAGAACTAGCCCGACCAGTAAGCCAAACCCCCGCCCCTCCCAAGGAACGAATCAAAGGCTCGAAGGAGAACCCCGAAGGCACGGCATCCACCCGAAGCAAAGCAGGGGACATCGAGATTTCAGAACAGAACGAGGAAGCCTTGAAGAACAAGATTGCCGAGTTCAAGGACAAGCATCCCTCAAGGAAAGCCCCTACCCTTGGGGCATTGAAGAAAGTGTTTCGCAGAGGGGCGGGTGCGTTCTCTACCAGCTTCCGACCCACTATCAGCGGGGGCAAGCCCAACTCAAGGAACGCTTGGGCGATGGCTAGGGTGAACAAGTTTCTCAAGATGGCCGGTGGGGGTGAGGTTAAAGAAAGCTACCGCAAGGCAGACGGCGATTTGTTAGAGGAAAAATCCGATTGTGGAGCTGGTAAAACCGAGTTCGTTGCTGGTAGGGATTGTGGGCAAGATGAGGGTGGAACTTTCGGGCCAGACAATAAGTGTGCAGAGGGCTACGGCAGACCCCCACTCAAGGGAGGCTATACGCCAACCCGACCCGGTGGGAAATTCCCCAAGGATTACAAGAGGCCAACAGAGCAAGGCAAAGAAGAGAAATCTCAAAAACCAAAAGAGACTCCGGGTCAAAGAATTAAGAGAAGTCAAGAAATGGATGAATTAAATAAAAACATTGATAATATAGGTGGCTATCAAGTTATTGGAAAACCTGCAATCAAGAACGCAAGGGAAAAATCCATTGAAAGGCTTAAGACTATTCAAGGGATGCTCAATTCAAAAGATATAAAAGAAAATAGTGATTTGATCGAAGAAACTAGAAATGATTTAGACTTCTGGAAGAATGAGTTAAAGGGAACAAGTTACAAATATATTGCAGACGACATTGATAAATCATTAGCCAACATTAACAACATTATCAAAACCTATAATTGACAACAAGGATTACCTTTATGCCCCTACCCATTCCCTCCGCTGACGAATCAGAGCAAGACTTTGTTTCCCGCTTTATGGGAGACGAGCAAGCTATCAGCGACTTCCCAGACGAAAGCCAGCGTTCAGCCGTAGCCTATTCGACATACCGTGACGAGGAGATGGAGGAAATGGAGCTAGGCGGGGTGAGCATTTTGGAGGTGGGAGAGGCCAAAGGACACGACCTTTTCGTGGATAAGACCAGCCTAGAGACTGCCCTCAAACTTATGAGCAACGCCAAGAATGGCGTGAAGGTTAAGATGAACCACGGAAGCGGATTGGACGCAGTTGTCGGCTTTGCCCGCAACCCCCGCATCGATGGAGATAAGCTGGTGGCCGACCTTCGCTTGCTCCGCAACTCCCCCCACTACGGCCTAATCAAAGAGATGGCCTCCGAAGCCCCCGACCAGTTCGGCGTTTCCCTAGCCTTTGTGAACGAGTCCGAGACCATCAATGGCAAGGATTACATTCGACCCCAGAGCATCGCCTCTGCTGATTTAGTTTCCAGCCCAGCCGCCACAAACGGATTGTTTGAGGAGATGGTGAAGTTTATGGAAAAACTCGGTTATGTGCAGGGAGGCAAGACCATCCCAGCCGTAGCCAAAGAAGCCGTGGAGGAATCTCCACTTGACAAAAAGGACAAATCAAATATGGAAAACAACGATTATAAGAAAGATATGGACGAAATTAAGGTTCGTCTCTCTGCCTTGGAAGAGGCAATGAAACCCAAGGATGAAGAAAAGAAAGAGGAGATGAAGTCTGAGGAAGCTCCCAAGATCGTCATCGAAAAAGAAGATGAAGATGAAAAAGAGGAGACTAAGGAAGAGATGAGCGAGGTTGTGAAGAAAGTTCTAACCGAGTTCGGCATTAAGCCCATCCCCGCCTCCCCTTCAATCGAAGTTCCTTCCGAGAAAAAGGAAGAACCCAAAACTTTTGAAGCTCTCGTGGCCGCCCATAGCGACTACGGAACAAGCAAGCTCAAGGCAATGAAAGCCGTGATGCTCTCAAACCCCAACGAATACAACGAGGCTAAAGCTCGTGGTATAGTTAAACTCTAAAGAAGGATAATACTAAAATGGCTACAAATATTGACGGTGGTGCAGTTCGCACCTTTAACTTTGCCTCGGCGATCTCGGCCTACCGATTCGTTGAGGTTCACACGGACGGCACGGCTCGTGCGGCTGTTTCCGGTTCTGCTCGTTGCGTTGGTTCTACCATCAGCGATGTAGCGGCTGGCGACAACGGCGCAGTTAAGCTGTTCTACCCAACCTTTTTTGCAACCTCCGAGTACGGAATCACCGCTGGCAACCTTGTTGCTACGACTGGTTCTGGCCTTGTGACTACGGCGGCGGCCAATGTCGGCGTTGTCGGAGTTGCCCTCGAAACTGCTCTTGCTGATGCGGTAATCGAAGTCGCAGTTCCCTTAACCCAGTAATTTAACCAACCAAGAAAGAATATAAAACAATGAGTTATATCGCAGGCGGTTCAACAATTCGTGCCGACATCAACCAAGCGTTGATCGAAGCCCCCACGGCTGATGTGGGTTTAATCGGGGCAGAGCTTCTCCCTTTGCAGAATGTAGACGCAAAGAGCGGAACTTACCTCAAGGTTCAACTCGGCGGTGCAGAGTTGCTCTCCAACAATGCAACCGCTCGTGATGCTGGTTCGCAATACAGCCGAGGGATTCGTTCCTTCAGTTCTGCAAATTACAGCACGGACGAATTCGGCCTAGAGGAATTGCTTGATGATTCGAGCGTCAAGGACTTAAATCGTTTCTTCTCCTACGAGAGCGAAACCGCCAAGTTCTTGCTCCGTCAGTTGAAGCTCTCCCACGAAGCTCGGGTCAACACCTTGCTCTTCGCTGGTAGCACCCCCTTCACCACGGCTGACCAAAGCGCGGCAGTTGCCTACACCCAAGCGAACATCGCAACTATCGATGTAGCTCGTGATGTGGCGGCGGCCAAGCTGGCTCTCGCAAAATTGGGTTACGAAGCTAACTGCGTAGCGATGAACGCTGATGTGTTCGCACTCATCAGACGCTCAACCCTCTTGCAGAATCAGTTCTTCGGAGTTATCTCAAATACTGGTGCTCGCTTGTTGAGCGAAGCTGAAATTGCGGCGGCCTTGGGAGTTGAGAAACTCCTCGTGGGTTCAGCGGCAATCAACACGGCTGGCAAAAACAAGAGCTACTCTGGCTCATTCGCAATCAGCTCGGCCAAGGTTATCGTAGGCCAAGTGGCGGGTGGCGAGTTCACCGCTGGTGGAATCGGACGCACCTTGGTCTGGTCGGGTGACTCGGCTGGTGGTTTCGTCTCCGAAAGCTATCGTGACGAAGCTCGCCGTAGCCAAGTGTTGCGTGTGCGTATGAACACCGATGAAGTCGTCATTGACGCCAATGCGGCTGTTCGTATCACCACAAGCTTCGCCTAAAGAATTGTTGGTTGTTTCATAGGAATGGGGGGAGGGCGAAAGCTCTCCCCCCTTTTCTTTTTGACATCCTTATGAACTAAAATCCTAAACCCCAAAATCCCATTGAAATATCCCATCTCCACCTATTTAATTGCAGGCAATGAAGAAGAATACATTGGCCGATGTTTGGAAAGTTTCAAACCCATTTCAGCGGAGCTTGTTGTCTGCATCGCTAGGGGGAATCTTGTCCCAGACAAAACAGAAGAAATTGCAAAAGCTCTGGGTGCGAAAATCGTTCACTACCAGAATCAAAGAACTGATTGGCCTCACATAGACGACTTCGCAACCGCAAGGAACACGGCTCTTGGTGCGTGTTCAAACGAGTGGTGTTTATGGGTAGACGCTGACGATGTAATGGCCGAGGATGGGGCGAAGGTTGTCGAAGAGGCTATTGACCTTGCCGTTGAGAAAGACGCTCACCTAGTGGCGTTAAAATACAATGTGGACAACGCTGGCCTCATTCCCCTCCGAGAAGAAATTTCAAAGAGGGGGACTTGCCATTGGAAGAACCGAGTCCACGAAATGCTTGTTACTAAAGAGCCAAATAAGACGATTGGCGTGGACAAGATTTTCAGAATCCATAAGCCTCACGGCTATAAGGCCAAAAGTGCGGAAAGGAACTTTAACATCCTAGCCGACACGCTTTCCACCGCCCCCAACGCCCTTTACTACCAAGCCCAAGAATACTTCCTGTCGAATCAAATGGACAAGTGCATTGATTCAAGTCTGCGAGCCTTAACCTTTTCAGAGTTAGAAGATACGCTCCGCTATGATGTCTTGTGCAACCTTGGTCGATGTGTTCCAGAGAACGAGAGGCTTTCTTATCTAGGGCAAGCAGTAGCCCTGCAACCAGACCGCCGAGAGGCTTATTTTTATATAGCAAACCATTGGGCGGGGAAGGGCAACTGGATAAAGACATATGGTTCGGCAAGGGCGTGTATGTCGCTCCATCGCCCCAAAGCCCACTACTGGAATCTTGTCGAAGCGATTTACAACTGGCAAGCGATGGACTTATATGAGACGGCGGCCGTGTGCGTAGGAGAGGCCGGCGAAGCTGAAAAGGTTAAGAAGATGAGA